CTTGAAATAATTGAATTTGAATTGTATAAATACATGGTATCGGAGCTTGGTGAAGTCGGAAAGTCCTTTTTCCAGACCATCGACCTCGCATTTACCAATGACAATTATATGGTGTTCAAGGCGTTCGTTGCATATGTACGAGCGACCCGAATGTCAGGTGAAATGAATACTTCACTTGGCAATGGCTTCGCAAACATGGTATTAGCTCATTACCTAGTTTGGTGCAAGGACCCAAACGCCAAATTGAAAGGATTCTTCGAAGGGGATGATGCCCTCTTTACAGTAACACCGAAATCGGCCACACCGACTGCCCAGGACTATAGGCGGTTGGGTTGCAACATGAAAGAAGTTATGAAGTTCACCGACCTCGGTGAGGCTTCCTTCTGTGGCATGCTTTTTCACCCAGAAGACCCAGAACTGACAGTGGTAACTAATCCACTGAAGGTTCTGGCGAAGACAGGATGGGGTTCCAGAAAGTACGTTAACGCTAACGCACGTACTAAGAACGCTCTCTTGCGCAACAAGGGGTACTCCGTGGCTCATTGCTATCGGGGCTGCCCCATACTAGACTCCTTTGGGGGTTACTTGTTGCGGGTGACGCACGAAGATAAGGAAAAAGAGGAGAAGATCGTCCAAAACTCTACCTGGTGGGAACGGAACCAGCTGAGGGAGTGTCGCACACAAGACATTCACCTCAGGAAAACGCCGCACCGTCTGACGCGTGAACTCGTGGAAAGACTTTATGGAATAAGTGAGGAAACACAATTGGCTGTTGAGGATTATTTGGATAACCTCAATGAAATTGTGCCACTCAAAATTGATATGCTGAATTGGCCAAGTACCTGGACTGAGTATTTTGATACCTACACGATGACATTTGCAGACAAAGATAACTGCATTTGTGAAGTAGGAGTCAACGCTCGGGAACAGGCGGCTATCAATTTCCTGGCGAGCAAGAATGCCACTTTTGGCAAACTTGTTGCAGTCGTTCAAACATAAAGTCATTTTCACGGGTGGTTCACTACCAACAACTGGGACGCTAATAGTGGGGAAAGCGGGGAAACGTCGTGTAAAAGCTGGGCTGGTAACCTAGTATCGATATACTTTGAGTGTTGGAACTCATCGTTGAAGGCTCTCGCACCCACCCCACAACCAGATGTTTGGTGATGCAAACGCACACAACCGTG